ATATCATTATTTGGAACATGGGAGAACATTTGACCAGTCTTAAGGTCTTTCACCGAAATTTTACCTTCCCCCGTATTTGCTCTGATAGTAACTTTCATTGTACGAATTCCTTCATAATCTTATACATCATAACTACTACTAAAGACCACAGGATGAATAAAACTGCGCCATTAACTGAGGGCTTTAGGATTCTTTCGATAAGAAGTTCACGATCTGAGTTCATTTTGTTAGTTATAGCTCAGACGGACAAAAAATCAAGGTTTTTTCTTATCTTTTTCATGAGGCTCTTGTATCCAGTAGATTTTGCCTCCAAAGCTATTGTAAAGCCATTCGTCTGGGTTAGGGGGTGGTGTGTAGTTTCCCTTACCTTTATCATTACAATCTAAGCAGCCTTCAACTTGTGGACTCCAAACTTTTCCACATTTGGGGCATTCCCAACCAGAATTTTTATTAGTATTCATACTCATTAAATATATTGAACAAATCAATTATAGCCGAGTTGATTAATTCAATTTTTTCGTTTAATATTTCTAACTTTGAGTTGGGTATTTTATTTCTATCTATTGACTCAGCCAAGGTCGCTAAATTCTTTATTGAGTCTTCGGTATTTCTAATATCAGAGTAGAGATCATTGTGGTTTATTTTCATTTTCAATTTCTTCCAATAAAATCCAAGTGCCTAAAAACCCTAAGTTAGTGGTTTTATTCATGATTGGAAAAGCTCTACCTTTAACCTTTGTTGTCTCTAAAGTATATACGTTTTGGATTTTGAATTCCATCTCAAACTTTCTCTTATCTCTTACTGATTCTGCCCACTCCTTAATCACTTTATTTACATCTTCTGGGTGTAAGAAGGAAATCCATCCTAAGTCTCTTAAATCTTCTAATCCTCCTCCTACTAGCCTTGCCATCGCAGTATTAACCCAAATAAATTTACCGTTTTCATCTGCTTTAAATAATGGTCTTTGGCTTAAGTGTTGACTAGCTTCCATCCATAATGATAAATTTGATAAGGAATTTTCTATCCTATCCATTTGGTCTTTTAATGTTGCCCCACCGTTAGTTCTCGTCTCATCTAGTATGGCTTTTAATTTTCTATTACCTAAAGCTAGCATTACAGCTATTAGAGTTCCAACTGATGTCAATATTTCGTTCCACGGAATCATGTGCCAAAAGCTGGTAATATCCATAAATTATATCCTTTCATAAGAATATTTAGTTTTATAAATTAAGTTTATGAGATATGTTTAATGCCTTCGACATTTCTTATTACATTATGGGCAATAGCCTTATGAGGCTTATCGAATTGGTGGTCATTAATTAAAATCCTCTTTCCTTGCCCAATACCCATAATAAGCATATCGTATATTACTCCAACTGCACTTAATTGCTCTTCTGTAATTTTTCTAAGAGACTCTGGGCGTGCTGTAGTGAGGATAATCATGTGGCCCTCACAGTGCCATCTTGCCGTTACCTCTTTTGCGCCTGGGAGAGCTTTTATTACTTTGTAATTTGTTATTTCAGAAAAATTATCAATATGTTCGATAAGTGTGCCGTCAATATCTACAAAATAAGTGTTTCTCATATAAATACTTATAGGAGGTGCTCTATGTTATTAAAACTAGATTTCGGATTAAAAGCGAATGGACCATGCGCTAACGGGTGTTGACTACATACCCATAGGTGGTTGGCCTCACTTACCGACCATTTTATTTGCGACTGAAAGGTACATTAGCCAACAGATACAGCTTCCAAGTGAACCATTAAACAACATATCAATAAATATTTGATAGGGCCACAGTTGCTTAAGTAAAAAATACTCTGATGGACTCCAGACCAGAAGCCCCCACACTAATCCAACCCAGAAGCCAATACAGAGTATACAATTAATTAATTTACCAAAAAATGGTATATTTGTAAACTTATCTCTAAGTGGCTTAAACATTGCCGAGTAAACAATAATATTAGCGGCTCCAAAAGTCGCTAATGACCAAATAATAAAGTTAGTTAGGTATTCCATGTGTTTTGCTGTATTGTAAAGTTACTGGCAATTCATTTCTAAAGAATTTTGCGAACTCATCTCTAGCTTTGTACCACTCTTGCCTCATGTGTCCAGGCGACTCATGCCTAATTATTATAGGCACAGTGAAATTAGAAAATCCCATTCTATGAGCCTTAAAAGTTAAATGGATGTCATAAAAGTCCCAAGGCCCAGAGAGATAGGTTGGTTGCTGTAGCCCTATCAGCTTTAATGTTCTGTAGGAGCAGGCCATAAAACAACCATCTAATACAACTACTTGACCTTGAGGGCCAAAGTAATTAGGTGTCATGAAGACTTGATCCATTCCTTGAAAAACAAAACCTCTAGTAGCACCAAAATTTCTAGAAGTCCACCAAGCCCCTGTAGTTTTTTCTATATCAAAGTAAGTGGACCCTGCCACCCCTACAAATCCTACATTTCGCTTCAAGCAGATTTGTAACATCCTTTCAAAGTCTTGGTGATTAGTCATTATTTGTATGTCATCATGACACATCACTATAATGTCATTATCCTCTAATTTATGTTCAAGATGTGTCTGGTCTAAGTTCTGGGTATGGCCTTGATATATTGAAGGAGCATCATAAGCTACTGCAATATGCATATTAGATGATGCTTTATTTACATATTCCTTAATACTAGATAAGGACTTAGACTCTTTATTAAATCTACTACATATAGAAAGGATAATTTTAGACATATGAAAAGTAATAGCCCGACGCTTGACGAAATTAAAGAAGAATTTCTTAAATGTAAAACTGATGTGGTATATTTCATATCAAATTACATAAAAGTTTCTCACCCTAAAAGAGGATTAGTTAAATTTGATCTTTATCCTTTTCAAAAAAATATAATTAAAGAATTTTTTACACACAGATTTAATATACTTAGAAAATTTAGACAAGCTGGATGTACAACATTAATTGCTGCTTATTCTTTGTGGCTCTGTATGTTTAATCCATACAAGACTGTTGCTATCTTGTCTAAAGGAGAATCTGAATCAACAGAAATTATTGATCGTATCAAACTGATGCATTCTGAGCTTCCTGCTTGGTTACAGCCAAAGATTATGGAAGACAATAAGCACACATTCAAACTAGAAAACAAATCAGTAATCAAATCTAAAGCATCAGGAAAGCAATCAGGTAGATCTATCCCTGGATCACTACTAATCTTGGACGAAGCTGCATTCATTGAACACATTGATACGATTTGGGCTGCTGCTTATCCAATCATTTCTACTGGTGGATCCGTAATTGCCCTTTCAACCGTAAATGGTATTGGAAATTGGTTTCACAAGATGTATACTCAAGCAGTCAAGGGAGAAAACAATTTCAATTCTATTGACATTACTTGGAAGGAACATCCAGAATACTTTAGGCAAAAAGGGTATGAGCATTTATATGAATTGATGGCAAAATACGAGCCTCCAGTCAATATTGATGATTGGGAAAAGAATACTAGGGCCAATCTAAGCTTGAAGGAATGGCTACAGGAATATGAAGCTAACTTCCTAGGAACTGGAGAAACTTATATTGACGGTGATATATTAAGGCAGTTGAAGGATAATGTTAATCGTGAATATAGGATTAAATATAACAACCGTATGCGAGTATGGAAAGATCCTCAACCTTACCATGAGTATGTTGTTGCTTGTGATCCGTCGATAGGTCGGGAAAGAGACTATTCAGCTTTCCATATAATTGATTTGTATAATGGCGAACAGGTAGCTGAATTCTACTCTAATCGTACTCCGATCAATGAATTTGCTAAAATTATTGTAGATGAGGGTAGACTTTATAATACGGCTTATGTTTTAAGCGAGCGTAATGGTATCGGAAATAACTTAATTTATTTTCTAAAAGAGACTTTAGAATACGAAAACTTAGTAATGGACGATAGCCGAGAGATAGGAATCCAAATCACTCAAAAGAACAGAGAAGTTCTTTTAGCTGACATGGAGCATAATATTAGAGATAATAGAGTTAAAATTAATTCAGAAAGGTTAGTTGATGAGCTATTAACTTTCGTAATAGATAAAGATACCAATAAAGTTAAAGCTGATACTAACTGCCACGATGATTTAATTATGGCTTTTGCAATGTCCATTCATAGTTTTAATAATTTAAGATCAAATTCTTTAATTGAAAGAGACACTTTAATGGATAATATTAATAACAACAGCCCGGTAGCTTTATCATCTAAATATAAATATAAAGCGGTTACTGCTACTGGAAAGATAACCATAGAAGATTATAAATGGCTAATAGGCAAATAAGAGAAGGTTTTACTGAGTTCGCGGATACAAATAATCCGTGGTTTGCGCCTATTGGAAGAGTAGGTAAGTTTTTTGCCAAATTCTTTTCAAGGGGCGTTTATATTAATAAAGATGCCTATACGGATAATCAATTAAGAGATCCATTAAAACCACAAATTAAGCCCCCTCAAACACTCCACGGGGATACAGTTCAATCTAGAGATGTAATTAAAGTTGGAGTTTTAACTCATAACAAGAATCAATATCCAATACTTCCTCAAGTAGAGTATGATAGAAAAAGAAGATACAAAGAGTATGAGGACATGGACGGATATCCAGAGATCGGATCAGCATTTGATATTTATGCTGACGATTGCTCTCAAGAAAATCTTGATGGAAGCAAATGGGATATCGTAACAGACGATGAACTTGCTAAGGAAGAAATATCTGAACTATTTGATAGAATAGAGTTAGACACATATCTATGGGACATTGTAAGAAATACAGTAAAGTATGGGGATAACTTCCTTGAGTTAGTTGTTGATATCGCAGAAATAAAAAAAGGTGTACAAAGAATAAAAATATTAAATCCAAACTACATCTACAGAGTTGAAGATGAATTTGGTTATTTATCTAATTTCTTACAAGATATTCCAAAGAAAAAAGATTGGACTACTTATGGAGGTATTGGCGACAATCTAGATGACAATAGTGTAATTCCTTTAGACCCAGGTCAAATAGTGCATTTTAGATTGCACACATCTGATCCATCACATTACCCATACGGAAAATCAATAGCTTCAGGTGCGAGAACAATCTATAAGAGTTTGAAGATGATGGAAGATGCTATGTTAATCTATCGTCTTTCAAGAGCACCAGAAAGAAGAATATTCTACATGGATACTGGTTCTCTTCCTTCGTCCAAAGCTGAGATGCATATCAAACAGCAGATGGATAAGTTTAAGAAGAGCAAATTCTTCAACAGAACTACTGGAAACATAGAAGAAAGCTACAATCCACTTTCCTCCGATGAAGATTTCTTTATTGCAGTAAATGGAAAGGGATCAGGAACCAAGATTGAAACTCTTCCAGGCGCAGAGAATCTTGGCGAGGTAGATGACGTTAAGTATTTTAGAGATAAACTACTTGCTGCTTTAAAGATTCCAAAAGATTATATTGTTGAAAAGGATCAGTCCCCAGAAAGAAAAGCTAATTTAGCTCAATTGGATGTTAAGTTTGCAAGAGTTGTAACGAGAATACAAAAGGCTGTCGAAATTGGGTTGGAGACAATAGCTCATAGACATTTAATGATAAAAGGATACCCAACTAGCACAATAAAAGGAGTAAAGATTAGATTGCCTGCTCCTTCCGACATGGCTAGAAAGAGACAATTAGATTTGGATCAGCAAAAGGCTATTGTGGTTGGAGCAGTTAAGCAATTACAGATCTTCCCAATTGAAAAGATTTATAAAGATTATTATCAATTAAACGATAGCCAAATAGAAGAAATTAAAAATAAACTTAAGGATGAAGCCAAGGAAATGATGAAAGATCAGGCTGCAATAATGGGTGGAATGCCCGGTATGCCTGGAATAGCCCCCCCTGGTGGGGCCACAATGGCAGGCGCACCACCTGGACCTCCAATGGAATCTGAGGAGAACATACCCCCAACTCAGGTAGAAAGTACAGATTTAAATAAACTTGAAACTTTATTATTGGAAAATAATGGATCTAAGGAGTTATTAGATGTTATTAAGTCCTTAAAATATAATGAAATGTATTTTAATAAAAAGATAAAGGAAGAGCAATCTAAATAAATTTAGTATAGAAGATTTTTTATGTTAACAAATTTAATCGAAAACCGTGGAAAAGAATTCTCAAATCTCATTAAGATTGGCGATTATCTTGCTAGATCATTAAGAGAGAATGTTGAGCTATTTTATGTTGAAAATGGTAAGGTTACTTATCTTACTGAATCTGGTGGTGTGGTCAATGCTAACTACTCTTTTAAACCAAATTTAAAGTTAACAAACATTGAGATTGAAGATTCTTCTATATTAGAGAACAGAGAAGCCTTTGATACCGTGACTAATAAGAAGGTATCAAATCTTCTATCAAACTTATTAGAGAGTGATTATCACACCGCTGAAAATCAGTTTGAGGAAATACTAAACTTATTTGAGACCAAGCTTTCCTACGAGAGAATCAAGGAAAGATTAAACGATAAGATACTCAGATTTGGTGCCAGCACTAAGATTGTATCAACTCCTCAGTTTCAGAAGGTCTCAGAAGTTAAAGATAAGATTGTTGAATTCCTTAAGGAGAACAAGGAAATTCTAGACATCCCAGAAATAAAGAATGGTCTTAAACTATCAACCGTAGTTTCAAAGGCTTTTAATCTTCCAAAAATAACTCTAGAGCAATTAGCTGAAAGAAATAATTTTACTGTAAAGGGAACTAATGATAGTTCAATTTATGATCATCTTTGCAAGCAAGAATTAATTGCCAAGGAGCTTTTGGAGGCTAAAGAGAATTTTGATACTACTTGGGCTAATAATGAATTGATATCAGAACTAGCCTCAATGATTTATGACAAGAGATCAAAGATTGAGGAAAAGGTTGCTGAGATCATTACTAACATTCCTTACTTTGCTCTAGCTACTAAAAAGCAGATCTCAAACATCATAGAAAACTCTTTAAGTTTATCGGATGTTAAGGTATCAAATAAGGATATTGTTGTCTTTGTCTCAAATATCTTTGAAATGAAGAAGCCAGTAAAGGATTATATAATTGGTCTTCTTAATGAGAAATACGGAATCAATATTAATAATCTAACTGATGTTCCAACATTTAATAATCTTCTTAAGACTGAAATGGTTATACTAACTAGTTTAGCCAAACTTGCCCCAAAGAATTCAGTAATCAAACAAACATTATTTGAATTAGCTAATTCACTAAAAGATAAGAATGGTGCTGAGTCAATTGATATTGCTGATTTCTTGAATGAAGTATTTGCTTCTGCTGGATATAAGAAGCAATTAAATGAGACCAATCTTCTACAATATCTAGATTTTGCTCAAGTTGCTGATGATTTGGGAAAGATTGGATCAATATTAAAGATGTTGAAGCCAGCTTTAGGTGGTGGTCAGCCAATGGGAGATGGAGCCCCTCAAATGCAAGTTCCTTCAATTCTACCGGAACCAATGGCGGAAGAAGGCGAAGAAGATATGATGGAAGAGCCTGAAGTGGGTGCGGCGGAAGAGGCTGCTGATGAAGTTCAGGATGAGGAGGCTGCTGATGAAGTTCAGGCTGAAGAGGAGATGCCGCCAAAAGAAGGAATGGAGGAAGAAATTCCAATGGAAGGACCAATGCCAGAAGAGGGCATGGGAGAGGAGATGCCAATGGAGGAAGAG